ATACCCACCTGTAATTGGAATCATGATTCCCCAATTAGCACCGTTTGCAGTTGGACTGCTGTTACCACCTTGTTTAACAACGAATGCATCAGGAATAGCATCTGCAAACTTTTTAATTCGTTGTTTCGCCCATTCATCACTTCCAGCTGGATTGTCATTAACTTGTGGGTTACCCTTTCCTGGTTTTGTTACTAATATATGTGGGGCTCCATTGATATCATAAAAATTATATAGTATCGAATATGGATATTGTCCTTGTGGTTGTGCTTTTTTTCGTAATTTTGCTTTTAACTTGCCTAGTGTGTATTGATTTGCGTCGCCTTTTCCTTGTACTTTAGTTTCTGTAATTACAATTGATTTAGCGTCGACTGGAATTTTTAATGTTTGTTGTGCTTGTGTAGTTAAAAATGCTTGTAATGCTTTAGCTCGTTGTGTAGCTAACCATGGATTGCCATCTGTAATCGAAACATATCCGTTTTGCGGATTATATGTTTGCATTATTTTAGGTAGTTGTGCAATCGTAGTTGTTGCAACGATCTTTTGATATACATTAGTAGGGACTGCAGTCTGTTCCTGTATATATTTAGACAATGCATCTGGGTTTAAATTTTTAGCTCCAAATCTTAGCATATTCTCAGCTAATAGTTTTTCAAAATTCATATTATTTATATCCTTTAAGGTTTCTTTTATATAAATATATCATGAAAAAATATTGTGAATTATTTGGATTGTTTAAATAAAGTTCTTATTATATAGTATAATTAACCACTTAAATAAAAAGAGATGAAAAATTTAATCGTAGTTTTAGCAGTAGCATTTAGCGGAGTATTAAATGCACAAACGCAAGTAATAAGCACCACCGCAGTAAATCAAATCAATAACATGTATGACGAATTAAATTTTCGTCGTGAGTTAGGCGGCTATGTTTTAGATAAAAATGAAAAATTTGTCCCTGTATTAAAAAAATTAATTGAAGGACGATTAAACATTGATAGTTTAGAATCAAAGCAACGTCAACTATACCGAATTGGGGTAAATGAAGATTTCAAAGGCGGAAAGCATATTTCAGTGTTAACTTATTTCCACAAGTTTGATGTAGAAAAATTTAAAGATACGTCAAAATATGAGATCGTGTATTTACAATCTGAATTAGGCGCTGGGAGACGAAATGAAACGGTTAGTATTTATAATAAAGAAACTAGCGAATGCGTATTAGTATTACACTTACAGTTTGAAACATATTCAAATTTAATTTACGACTTATTTGTTAAATAGTAAAAATGGGATAGTTATTAAGCTATCCCATTACTACTGTTATTTAATTTATTGTTTAATACCTAATGCAGCCATCAATGATGTATTCATTGAAGTATATTGTTGAACTGCTTTATATTTAGTTGCAATAGCTTGCAATGATTGTGAAGTTAACGGTTGCGGTGAAGCTGGTACACCTGCTCGTTTTAAAAACTCAGCTAATCCTTTATCAACTGCTGCTGAATCAATATACAACATTACATTACCTAATAACGATTCCATTGTCAATGCTCCAGCTGGACGAGCTAATCCAGCGTCATTAAGGGCAACAAACGCCGGCGCATATTTTTCTTGTCCTGGTTGCGATGGTGGAGCCATCTCGCCTACCGCGATTACCATTTTTTTATTAGTTGCAACTAATAAGTGTGTATTTCTCCATGAGTTAATTGTATTAGACCCTGCAGATACTACTGTATGAAATGCTGTTTGGAAATCATATCCTGGCTGTATCTTTGGTAATATCATCCCGGCGAAATCAGCTGCAGCATTTAGTTTTAAATCTTCACTTAAATTTTTAGTTCCAAATCGGCGCATATTTTCTGCCAATATGTGTTGTAATTTTATCATGTTTATCCTTTAAGGTTTAATATAAATATAATTCAATAAAAAAACAATGATACTTTGAATTGTGAAATAAATTTCATATAATATAAAAAAATCCATATATGATAAGATTTGGTTATGCATGTATCAACTCTGAGTTGAGTGCACAAAATATCCGCACAGGTCGATCGATGATTGACAAAAAGTTCAAACTAGGTGGCTTACAATTAGCCGGAGAGATTGCGTTAGCAAATGCACGAGACTTGATAGCTGTTTTAGAATGGAATGAAGCTAATGGTATTACACTGTTTAGATTAGGCTCAGAATTATTTCCGCGATGGAATCATTACGAGTTAGCAGATTTACCACAGATTGCAGAAATTGCACAACATCTTCGTGCTGCGGGCGATTATGCAAAAGCACATGGTCATCGTATTACAACGCATCCTGGTCCGTTCCATATCTTAGGTAGTCCTGAAGCGCGTGTTGTTGATAATAGTTTAGTTAGTTTAGAACGTCATGCTGAATTGTTTGATTTGATGGGTTTTGCTCCTAGCTTCGAAAACAAGATCAATATTCATATTGGTTCTACTTACGGCGACAAAGATGGTACCATTGAGCGTTGGTTGAAAAATTATGATCGATTATCAGATTCTGTCAAGAAACGATTAGTTATTGAAAATGACGACAAAGCATCTATGTATTCAGTCCGTGAGCTACATGAGCGTGTACATACTCAGATTGATATTCCTATTACATTTGATTATTGGCATCATACTTTCAATACCGGTGATTTATCTGAGCGAGAAGCATTCTTTTTAGCACGTAGCACGTGGGAGAAACATGGTGTAACCCAATGTACCCATTATTCAGAGTCGCGTCGTAGAGAAGCTCAAACCCTTATAGAACGAATGTTTGAGCATCACAATATATCTATGGAGGATTTACCAAAATGGCCTACCTTTCACAAACAATACAAAGAATTTACTAAGATCAAAGAACAAGCGCATGCTGACTTTATTTTAGATTTGCCGAAGTCTTATGGCGTTGATGATCTAGATATTATGGTTGAAGCAAAAGCAAAAGAGCAGGCTTTGATGCGTATAGGTGTGGAATGCACTCAAAATAGAGCATTGATTTTAGAATCTTAATATTTATAATAAAGGAAATAAAGTTATGGCACATTACAAGTTTAAAGCAAAAATTACTGATGATATTGAAGATGCAAGAAACATTATTCAAATGGTAGGTAAGGCAGTTAAAGAAGGAAAAACTGATAGAGAATCAGTCTTAGACAATTTATCAATTGCGTTGAAGAAATTAGATTCTGCACGCTATTATATTGATAGAGAATAATCAAAACAAACATAATGGCAAAAGTAAAAAGTTCTACGTCTTTGCGTGGATTTAAGAAGTTACAATGTAAATATTGCACCAATGTACCCGATCGAGTTGATATAAATGCAACTGCAGTTACTTGTTGGAAATGTACCCAACAATTAGTTAATGGCGAGAAATTGGAAATCAGAAAATAATTCATTATATTATTAGTAAAAACTAATTTATGTTAGACGCACAAAAAATAAAATCAAATTGGGAAGAATATCGAGACCGAGTTAATTCACTGTTTCCTTCTCGTTCTGAACAATTAAATAAAATGTATGATGAATTTGAAGAACGAATGGTATTTATGCCAGCTTCTTCCATGGAACATTTTCATAATGCATTTGCAGGAGGTTATGTAGATCATGTACTTCGAGTAATGGATTGTGTTGAAACTTTGCATACTGCTTGGGCGAGTATGGGAGCTGATATGTCTGGATATACTCTTGAAGAAATGATGTTTGCAGCAATGCATCATGATTTAGGTAAGTCAGGATTTCCAGGAGAAGGTAATGAAGTATATCAAATAGAAACTTCAGATTGGCACCGTAAGAATCAAGGAAAACTTTATAAAACAAATTCAGCTATTCCATTTGCAATGGTACCAGATCTTTCAATTTGGTTGTTGCAAGAATATGATGTTAAAATGTCTTGGACAGAATACCAAGCAATTAAGATTCATGACGGAATGTATGATGATGCAAATAAACCATACTTTGTTGCTCGAGCACCTCAAGCTAAATTGAAAACTAATTTACCAGTTTTATTGCACCATGCAGATCATATGGCTTCTATCATTGAATATGAGCGTTGGAAACGATATAAAGACGGCACACCTGTCCCAGTAGTTGAAAAATCAAAAGTTACAAAAAGTAATGGATTAAAAAACTTAGCTGAATCGAATCCAGATGTTGAACAAGCCTTAACGGATATATCAAATATCTTTGGCGCATTTAATCAAGATTAATTATGATAATATTATCTATAGTATGCTCTATTCTATTTGGCGCTTTGATATACTTTATATATAGAGCTTATTATTTAGCTGGAGCATTGGCTGAAGCACAAGACTATATTGAAGAGCTCGAAGTTACTAATACATATATGTATGGTAAAATTGAAGAGTCATACAACACAATGCAGGAAATTGATCGTTTAGGATCATTTGAATCAGAAGATGAAGCGGGTACAACATTCCAGATGTTGAAAGAAACAATAACAGAATTAAAAGATTTATTTGATGGCGAAGCGCAAGAAAAAAAGTAATGTATACTTTACTAAAATAACAGACCTTGCGATATCCGCATATAATAGTATAACCGACGATCGTGTTAAACGTGAAAAAATCTATCGACGATTTATTTATCCGGCATTCATGAAAATGGCAGAGAATCTTATTAATAAAGTTAAACCAACTTATATTGATTCTTCATTTTTAGATTTACAAACAGATCTTGTAACCTATTTAACGGAACGATTAAATAAATTCAATCCATTATCAGGTAAAGCATATTCTTATTATACTAGAACTTCATTTAATTATTTAATTGCTGAGAATCAAAAAGCATATTCAAAGTTAAAAGCTGATACATTAGAAATAGACATTGACGAACAACGAAATATTATTACAGAAATTCATAATGATGAAATGCGTGAAACATTGAAATATTTCATGGATGCGTATATTGAATATTGTTATGAAAATTTGAATTATATTTTTACGAATGGGACAGATATACATGTAGCTGACTCAGTTCTTCATATTTTTGAAACACGAGAAAACATTGAAGACTTCAATAAAAAAGCTTTGTATATTTTCATACGAGAGCGTACGGGATTAGAAACAAGCAACATTACCAAAGTAATTAAAACACTTAAACAAATTTATACCGATAAATTCCTTGAGTATGAACAAACAAACTTCGTAAATCTGCCTTTTTGATATTTATATTAAAGGATTTACACTATGGACAAAAATGATGAAATATTTAAAGGAACATCTTTTGCTGACTTAATGTCCGATGTCTATCATAACTCTAAAAAGAAAGATAGGCAAATTAATCAACTTATAGCCCAACTTCAACCACTAATCCGTAATGCATCAGACGCTACGGTTATAGTGCCACTCATTAAAGAATATTTAGACGTAGCAGTTAAGAATGACGATCATCTCGTTAAACTTACTGCTATTGTTCAACGTTTTATTTCAACTAAACAAACTATTGCAGGAGCAGACGGTTTATTGAGTGAAGAAGAAAAACAACAATTGATGAAAATTGCTGAGAAAACAATGTCAGCTGAATTAGAAGATGAGTTAGATTCAATTGATCAGGAAGATATTGCATTACAAGAGCGTATTACAGCCGTTAAAAGTAAATTAGAAACGGATGTAAATGGATAACGTTCAATTCCACATTGGCGAAGTAGTAGCAAGTACAAATTCAAAAACATATATTTATGGTGATTCAAATAATTATGAAATCGTTGTAAAAACATATACTGATTTTTATAATCGTCAAGAAGTTCGAGCAATACCTTTAAGTTCTAATGTTAAGCAAATTCCATTAATTGGAGAGCATGTATTATTAATACAAGGGTTATCAGCTGAAAATACTGCAGAAACTATTTATCCTCAATGGTATTATGTTGCATCATTTTCATTGAATTCCAATGTTAATGCAAACTTTTTGCAAGGAGTTGCTCCGTCTAATAATCCATATGTACCTAAAACTAGTTTTATAGAAAAAGAAGTATCTGCATTACAACCATATGAAGGCGATATTTTATTTGAAGGTCGTTTTAGTAATAGTATACGATTAGGTAGTTCTATTAAAAATGGAGAATATTCATTACAACCTAAATATAACGGTGTTAATGGTGATCCTATTATAATAATATCTAATGGAAAACGTTATAAAAAAAATAGTTTTGCTGTTGAAGATATTGTTAATGATGATTCGTCTGTTTATTTAACTAGCACACAAACCATTCCGGCGTTGCAATTAGGGGATAAAAATTCTCCTAATTCATTATCTTGTTTTTTACCAAATGAATCTCAGTTTGCAAAATCACAATTTATTGGAACTGCAGACCGTGTTATTATAAAAGCAAAAACAGATGTTGTTGTTATTGATTCTCCCAAAGCTATTATATTAAATACTACCGGAGAAATTAAACTTGGCAATGATGAAGCTTCATCTAACATGGTGCATGGCGATGTATTATTAAATATAATGCAAAAAATACTAAACCAATTAAATTCTCCAATTCAATGCGGTACCATGGTAGGGACGTTTATTGATCGTTCAGCCATTACATCAGCACAACAAGAATTAAAGAATTTATTAAGTCAAAAATATTATTTAACAAAATAAGGAAGTTATGAGCGCAATTGTCCCGCCATTAGATTTTATACCGAAGCTACCAGGTAAAGCAGTAGCACAAGTCATGAAACAACTTGATATACAAACGGATCGATTACTTGATCAAGTTAATAAAACAGTTCAAGACTCAATTAAATTACCAATAAACGTAAAATGTGACGACCCTAGAATTAAAAAAGTTAAAAAACAATTAACTGAAATTCAAACTCAAATAACTAAAGTTACTGAACAAATTCCAAAAATACAACAAACAATTGAAACTGTCAAACAAATTGTAGCAGTAGCGCAAGGAATTAAAACTGCAATAACAATAGCACAATTGAGTGTGCCGTTAACTGCAGGTGTTTTTATTGCTAATCAATTAATAGCTATACAAGATGCTACAATTGTGAATGCAATTGAATCATTGAATCAATTTTCGACAATACCAACATCATTAACTTCAAAATTATCAACAATCGTTCCGCCATTGGCAAAGTCTCTTTTAAAAATTTCAACTTCGTGCGGCGATGATGATGATACTAATTTTGAATTACCTAGTGATTTGTTAGATGCAAATGATGATGCAGATTATAATGATTTAGTTGCAACTGAATTTTATAATGAAGACAATGTATCTGAATCAGATTTACAAGATCGATCGGACTCGATTGAAGAGCTTTTAACGCAACAACGCAACTTGCTAACGTCATTGCAAGAAGCCCCTAGCAAAGTATACCAACAAACCGGACTACCTGCAGGAGACTTAGGTAAAATAGGCGATTACTATATTGATACACAATCATCAAAGATATATGGCCCAAAGCCTAATCAGATTAATTGGGGACAACCCGTAAATTTATAATTACAATATTTATATTAAAATAAGTACTATGGATAATAAAACATTTATATTAGCTCTACGTAAGATAGTCCGTGAAGAATTAAAAACGGTTATTAAACAAGAACTAACTGAAATTTTGAAGGAAGGTTTAAAACCTACAATTACAGAGATGAAACAGCCGGTGCAAACAACAAATATGCCGGGACATCGAAATCCTCCGCCGCCACCATCCAAAAAGTCTAAAGTTCAATTTAATGAAAATAAATGGGCATCAGTTTTAAATGAAACAGAAGCACTATTAGAACAAGGGCCTTCTGCAATGAATAGTTTTTCTGATATGATGAATGAATCATATGATGAAACTATTACAATGACATCGAAAGATGCAGCAGGATTTGGTGTGATGCGTCAAAATATGGCAGCCTCTATGGGATTAGCCCCACAAGCACCTAAAGTAATGGAAGATCCAGAAACAGGTAAAGTTTATGATGTTGATCCAGCAGTTGCAGCCGCGATGACTCGAGATTATTCTGCAATGATGAAAGCAATTGACAAGAAAAAAGGAATGAGTTAATGGGATATACTATAGTAAGTGCAAATGACATTGCAAATTCGCAAATCGCAATTGGAATTCAATTACCGTTTAATGGAAACTTCGGCTTATTTTCGTCGACTTATAATTCAATTGATCAAGCAGTTAGCAATTTAAAAAACTTATTATTGACCATGAAAGGTGAACGTCCTCATCAACCAACTTTTGGAACTGATTTAATGCAATTAATTTTTGAGCCTAGCACTGAAAAATTAAAAGAATTAGTTATGCCTATTATAACAGAGCCAGTTAATTATTGGTTACCTTACATACAAATTGTTGAAATATTAACTACGACTGCACAAGATGATCCTAATTTAGATCATGACATTAATGTTAAAATATCATTTAATGTAGTTAATTCAACAACTGAAGATTCTCTTCGAACAATAACATTACTTGTATCTAACAACCAAATAACAGTAAATTAATATAATGGAAACTAAAAAAGATATATCATATTTAGGTAAAGACTTTGGGCAATTTAGAAAAAATCTAATTGACTTTACTAAACAATATTTCCCAGAAACATATGCCGATTTTAATGAATCATCTCCCGGGATGGTGTTTTTAGAATTAGCAGCATATGTAGGAGATGTATTGTCGTATTATGCAGATACGAATTTAAAAGAATCTATGCTTGATCAGGCATCTGAACGAGCAAATATATATGATATTGCAAAATCATTAGGATATAAACCTAATAATGTAGTTCCAGCATATGTAACGTTAGATGTATTTCAATTAGTTCCAGCTATTGGTTCTGGAAATAATGTACGTCCGGATTATAATTATGCGCTTTCAATTAAACCAGGAATGCGTGTTAAACAAACTGATGGACCTGCTATATTCAGAACATTAGATAATTTAGACTTTGCGTTTTCATCTTCATTAGATACTACAGAAGTTACTATATATGAAAGTGATTCAACAACAAAATTACCTACATATTATCTTTTAAAGAAACATGTTAAAGCTGTTTCTGGAGATGTGAAGACTGGTACATTTACTTTTACTACGCCAATACCATATGATAAAATTGTATTACCAGAAACAAATATAATTGAAATAGTTTCTGTAACAGAATCAGATGGTGACAATTGGTATGAAGTTCCATATTTAGCTCAAGATACTATTTTTGAAGCTATTCCTAATTTAGCAGAAAATGACCCAGAGCTTTCTCAATATCGTTCATCGTCGCCTAGTTTATTAAAATTACGTAAAACATCTAAACGTTTTATTACTAGATTGCGTAGTGATAATAAATTAGAAATACAATTTGGTGCGGGTATTTCAGATAATAATGATGAAGAAATTATTCCAAATCCAGACAATGTAGGAAATGGATTAGCTGGATTTAGAAAGAATTTAGATGTTGATATTGATCCGTCAAATTTTTTATATACTAGAACATACGGACAAGCTCCTTCAAATACAACATTGACAGTTACTTATACAATTGGCAATGGAATTGTAGACAATGTACCTGCAGGTGTATTAACTAATATTAGTTTTGTTGAATATGATGATGATATTAATTCATCAGCAAGTGGTGCACTAGTTAATTTTGTTAAAACTACATTAGCTTCAAATAATTCTAGTTTAGCAACAGGTGCTAAAACAGCTGACTCGTTGCAAGATATTAAAAATAACGCATTAGCTAATTTTGCAACTCAAAATCGACTTGTAACTAGAGAAGATTATATAATACGTTCATATTCAATGCCAAGCAAATTTGGAAGTATTGCAAAAGCATATATTGTTCCTGACGATCAAATTTCACAGCAGGATTATCAAGAAACAAAAGTTCCTAATCCATTAGCAATGAACATGTATGTTTTAGGATTTAATTCAAGCAAACAATTAATCGAATTAAATCAATCAATCAAAGAAAATTTAAAAACATATCTGAATTACTATAGAATATTAACTGATGCTATTAATATTAAAGATGCATTTATTATTAATTTAGCAGTCGATTTTGAAATTTCAGTATTACCTAATTATAATAGTAATGAAGTTTTATTAAAATGTATTAACTCATTGAAAGAATTATTCAATGTTGACCGTTGGCAAATCAATCAACCAATAATAAAATCAGATATTACAACTGCAGTTGCAAATGTAAAAGGAGTTCAATCTGTTATTGGTGTTTCTATTTCAAATGTATATGATTCTGATTTTGGATATTCTGGAAATGCTTATGATTTAACATCAGCTACAAAAAACGGAGTTATTTATCCTTCATTAGATCCTAGTATTTTTGAAGTTAAATTTCCAAACAAAGATATTAAAGGACGCGTAGTCAACTATTAAGGAATAATTAAATGTTTAGAATATTTTATGCAGAAAAAGATGCAACATTGCATGAATCAGCTCCAGCTTATAATACTGGTTTAGATGAAGTACTAGAAATTGGAAAACGATTAGATACTGCAGGTGAAGACTTAGTTAAATCTAGAAGTTTATTAAAATTTGATATGACAGAAATTTCTGCGTCATTGTCTAAGTATGGAAAAACAGTAAATGATTGTAAATTTATGTTACAATTGTATACAGCACAAGCAAAAAATTTGCCGTCTGAATATTCAGTTTATTCTAAATTAGTAGCACAAAATTGGATAAATGGAACGGGTACATCGACTGCATTAACAATTGACGGAACATGTTGGAACGAGGCGTATTCTGGTTCAAATTGGATATCTTCGAGTCAACAACAACGAATAGGCTCTAGTTCATTATACATTTCTGGATCTGGTAAAGGCGGAAGTTGGATGTATCAATCTTCTAGTATTAATTCAACTGCAGGACTTATTAATTCGGAATCATTTTCTTATCGAACAACTGATTTAAACTTGAATGTTACTGATTCAGTTAAAATTTGGATAAGTGGTAGTACTGGTGTTGCTATTCCTAATTATGGATTTATGATTCAAATGTCTGATCCTGATGAAGCTGATGGGAATGTTCAAGGATATATTGCTTATTTTAGTAGAGATACGCATACCATATATGTTCCTAAACTAACAATGTACTTTGATAACAGTGCGTTTACAACAGGATCATTAACCGCTGCAGATTTAGATTCATATGCAATATATACCAAGTTAAAACCTACGTATAAAGATACTGAGGTTGCTAAAATTAGAATTTATGCACGAGATAAATATCCTAGAAAATCTCCAACAAATTTGTTTCCTATAGAAACAGTAAAATATTTACCGACAACTACTTATTATGCGGTTTATGATGCAGCTACAGATGAAGCTATAATTCCGTATGACAATATTTATAATAAAGTTAGTTGTGATGCTACTAGTAATTATATTCATATTGATATGAATGGTTTTATGCCTGAGCGTACATATCGTTTAGAATTTAAAATTACAGATGGAATTACAGAACAGTACATTGACGACGACATTTATTTTAAAGTAGTTAGATAATGGCAAACAGATTAAATACTAATATTCAAAATGAAATAGCATCAATAATGCCTTTGCTTAATACCGTTGCAAGATATACAACGGATCCAGTAACAGCTGATCAACAAGCTCGTTACCGTGCAGACGGATTAAGTTATATTTCAAATAATCAATCAATTATTCCTAGAGATGCTGCTGGCAATATAACCATGGAAGAAGGTTTGACTACTAATCCATTATTAATAATTGATCCGGTAACTGAACAAATTACTACTAAATCAGCCTTAAGAATTTTAGATACTAGTTTTCAATATTATAAATTCCCTGCTACGATTCGCGAAACTGATGCTATTGACGATTTGATAGTAGATTTAGATTTTGAGTCTGATACAATTGCTGCTCGTTATACAATACCTGCAGAAATTGATTCGAACGGGCAACCAGTAACACTTCAAAGAATTGCGACATCAGGAAGTGACGATTGGTTTACGACTGCCGGCGAATTTACTTCAGGTACTAGCAGATTACCATTTGTCGGAGGAAATCAAGCAGAAATCGGAACATATACAATTACGCCTGATGTAATAGATGCATTAAAAGCTAAACGTAAAACTCTTAGATTTAATATACAAGCACAATTCAATTCTGCTATAAAAAATACTACAGGATTTACCGTAACACTCGGTAGATCGATGCCTGAACAATATCGTACTGATGGGTTGCTATATCAATTATATTCAGAATCATATGGCATTTTTGGCAAAAATGAATATCCATTCTTTGAATTAGAATATGTAGTTGATATAATGGATGATGCAGTGCCATATGATAAATATTCTATAAATGTTTCTGCAACTAATCGTTCTTGGGTACTTCCTGATAATTGTTTTTGGAAAATTGATGTCATTGATATTCCAAACTCTCCGTCATTATCTGGAACTATTGGATATGGCGCATATTCGTTCAGTGATAATACAACATTAAGGGAAATTTCTGAAAAAACAGTATACGACTCAGAGCTGGGTAGGGAAGTTACGCGTGTAACTATAACTGATCTAATTACAAAAAACTAAGATAGTCAACTAATAGCAGTAT